GTAGAGTTTGAATTGGTTGACAGCAAAAGAGGTCAGAAAGCTGTGAGTGTGAAAAGAGTGAAGTCAATCAACCCTTAAAAAGATAAGACATGGCAAACAGTCAAAGTTCAGGTACGTGCTATGAGTATGCCACAGTGGATACTAAACCAGGGTTGGCTGGGTATGGCACACAGGAAATTAGTATTCGTGAGTTAAGAAGGACAAAGAAGATAGACAAAGTTTTCTTTTCCATTCGTGAGTACGAGTCAGATTCGTCAGGAGCTTCTGATACCTCTGATGTAACTGTTAATCTTCAATTCAAATGTCCTGGTGATCTTGGTTGGCAAAATTACAAGTTGGTTATTGGGCTTCCACTTGAAGCGGGCCATCGTATTGCTATACTTGACACGGCGGCAGGAGTTCGTTGGCGAGGTTGGGTGAATGACAATGACTTTATCAGTGGTAAAGTGACGTTTGGATTTGATTGGTAGTCATTAATATCAAAATATACGATGTCTGAATTCTCTGTTATACTTGGAGCTATTGCTGAAATGAACCAAGCACACAAAGACTGTGTTAGTGCATTGAAAGAGGAAATGCGTATAGGATTACGCAGTTCTGCCGTTCAGATTGAAGCTGAAATGGAAATAGTAAACAGTAGAATACAAGGATTAAGTGATTACGTTGCGGAACAGAATAGTAATGTATTTAAGTTGAAGCAGGAATCAGAGAATCGTAAAGTGGTAGTGGAGGACTTTAGAAAGTTGGAAAAGAGAGTTCAAGGTAGGGAGATTTGGGTTAAAAAGAGATGGGTTGCTATATTAGCTTTGTTTATTATTTCTGTTGCTGTTATCGTTGTGGTTGTTGAGATTGTTGGTGTCAAAGTTGTAATTGAAAAAGCTTGGGAGAAAGTACCATGAATGAATTATTACGTGAAATGTTAAAATATTATGGACTAAAGGAAGTCTTTGGTCCTCAGCACAATCCGGAGATTGTTAAGATGTTTCATGATATTGGCTATGAGTGGGTTAATGATGATGAGACCCCTTGGTGTAGTGCAGCCTTGAGTTGGTTTTGTAAAAGGCTTGGATATGAAAGGAGTGGGAAGTTAAATGCTCGTTCATGGTTAGAAGTAGGGGAGGAAATTATTGAGCCTGAGTTAGGTGATGTCGTAGTCTTTTGGAGAGGTACTAAGGATTCTAAGTTGGGCCATGTTGGATTGTATATCAATGTACAAAAACCTTTGGTGTACAGTTTAGGAGGGAACCAAGAGAATATGATAGGAATCAATCCCTATGCATTGAGTAGGGTTTTAGGATACAGAAGATTATCACAAATAAAAATTTGAAAAATGGCAAACGCAATAGCTGGTGTAGGAACAACCTTTGAACGATGGAGTGGCTCTGCTTGGCAGTTTATAGCGGAGATCAATGCCATTGAAGGTCCTACCATGAATAAAGAAAATATTGAAGTGACTGCCTTGGATACGGATGGGGGCTATGATGAATTCATTACAGGATTCATGGAAGGGGGGACCCTTACCTTAAATATGAACTTCACTCGATCTGGATACGAGTTAATGAAACAAGATTTTGAAATTGATGTGGCTCGTGATTATAGGATTACTCTACCAGATGATGAAGATACGACTTTGGAATTTGAAGGATTGGTAATCGAAATACCATTAACTATGGAAGCAGAAGATAAATTAACGGTTGATGTGACAATACAAGTCACAGGGGAAGTTGCACTAGGCGGCGATCAGTCGTGGGAGCAGTATTGGGAGACAAATTCAATCTTTTATGCCACATCGAGATCGGGATCATCATTCATAGATGAAAAAGGGAATGACGCATCAATATTAACGCCCGTAATACATAATGAACAAGATAGTGCTGCCTATTTATCAGATAATGGTTCTTTAGATATAGGTAATGATTATGATTTAACATTTGGTTGTTTTGTGGAAATAATAAATGACTGGAAGGATGCAAGTCAATATATTATGGGTAAGGGTATTTCTACATCTGCAACTAATGGACGTTATAGTATTTATCGAACGACAGACGGTTATTTAGGCTGTTTTCTAACATCTTCCGGGGGAACTGTTAGTGCTATAGATAATGAAAATGCATACGGTAAGGGCATGCAATTAGTCATCATGGAAATTATTCAAGGCACTAAAACAATTAATTTTTATATAAATAATATTTTAAAAGCAACCAATACATTTACAGGCACATTTAATTCATTAAACAATGATATAAGATTCTTAATAGGTGCAGGGCAGAATCATACGTCTGGATCTATTACAGTTAGAGCGTATACTGATGTTGCCGATTCATTTTTTGTTAGACGTATTCTGTCGCCTACTGAAAAAGCGAATATATTAAATCGGGTTTATTCTATGTCATTAGATCATCTGTGGATTCCGTCTTATAGTTATATGTATGATGTAGTAGGAACAACACATTTGAATAAAATAGCAGAACTTGATTACAACATATATGGAAGTCATTATTATCTTGATTATGGTTATTCTCAATATTCTCATCCAATTTTAATAGAAACAAATATCCCTAAAAAATTAAACGGGGATAGTATTGTAATAAGTGAGACTTCTGATTACTTTTTGAAATATAATGTAGATGGTGATTTAACTCAATTTAATTTAGCAGATGCTATTATTGAATTTGCGGGGGATGAATGGGATCGAAGCAACACAGATCGGTTTAATGCTAACGCTCGTGATGAATATATGGGTTATGATGCTTCTAATCCCAAACGATGGCATTCTAAACATTTGAATAATCTTGTTTTTCGTGCGTGGAGCAATGCGGATTATAGGGGCATTAATTTTGTTGAAATTGATGATTATTCTTATGCCAGCAGGAAGAAACTATTAAAAGTATTTTCTTTAAACGAAAATTTATCAGGCGGTAGATATAATAGTTGTTTGGTGGCTCTTGGAGATAATATAGATGATAATGTTTATAAAGATGATTTTATTGAATGGGAAGAAGTAACTGATTCTATAATTGCAATACGTGGAGATAAAATATTGAAATACAATGATAGTTTATTGCAATTATCAATAAACAAAGGTGCTACATATTCTTATTCTATTGCCGTGCCGGGAACTCCATCTTACGTACAAATGGGATATATATGTGCTAACGGTAATGTAGTTGTAGCATCAGACCAGCATATATATCTCAGTCAAGACAATTTGAGTACTATTGCGGAAGTTGTGCCTAAGGGTATTGATGGTAACAATTTTACACCATCTACCTATGATAACTTTTTTGCATCGGTGATTCCCACTGAATTTACGATAGGGGCTAAGACATTTATCTGTTGGGGAAATTATAGTGCTATAGCTGGTACTGAATTTGATAATATAAATATATGGTGTACGGATGATAATTTTGTAACATTAAAATCAATTTACAAAGCTGGAATAACTGCACCGGGGGTTACGTCAAGGCATATTCATCAAGTTATATTCAATCCAAATAATAATACTATATGGATACAGACAGGTGATGGAACAGATGATTGCTGGATTATTGAGGGCACTTATGATCCCGAATTAGATACATGGTCATTTGCTATTGTGGAGGGAGATAATGATGGTGGAAGTGCTACACATGTAAATAATACATGGTATAAAATTTCAGGGATTGTTTTTAATGGTAGTGATATTTACTGGAGCAGCGATTCAGATAATTCCGCAAGAAGGACAATTATAAAATGTGCTTATGCCGATTTTGGAGATTATACAAAATATGAAAAAGTATTTAATTCGAGTACGCAATCAACTATGGCATCATATTTTACAGGATTTGGATTTATAGCACGTGAAGTAAGCAACTACGGAAAAATAATATATAGTGACGATTTAACGCAATTCTCAACAACTCAATTATACAGTATTTTGAATAGGTCAACTACCGGAGTTATGATTACCCCGATGGGGATAATTGACGGATGGGTATACTGTCATATATATTTAAGTACTGAAACATATTATAATTGGTATTTAGGTAATTGCATAAGGATTAAATTAACATCATGACAACTTTAAAACCAATACCGGAGATGACAAACATGTAATACGAACGAACATGGGAATAAAATAAAATGAAAGAAAATGATAAATGACCAAACTACTTAAATACATTTCCGGAGGACTGTTTGTCTTTTTGCTGATACTGGCTTTCTGGGGAGGATGAGACCACATACGATAAAATTATCTATGTCAGAAAAAATATCAATATACGAAGGTAACAGTGATAGGATTTGAAGTAAAAAATATAAATGAATATATAAGTTAAGTATTTACTAAAATTAATTGAAATGAAAAAACTGTTATTTTTCTTTATGATTGTTTTGTGCAGCAGTTGTGTTTGCACACTTTCGCAGATCCCTCCCCAGTTTATTTATGCTGGAGAGAATTGCAGTGCACCTCTCCCAAATTATGTGGAACAAGTCACGGTTACTGATAACTGTGCATTGGCTCAGGTTATACAAACACCTTCACCAGGGTTTCTGTTAAGTTCTACCAATCAGTTGGTAAGTGTGACTATAAAGGCAACGGATGTTTTCAATAACTCATCCCAAGTTTCATTTACCGTACAATTGCTTGATACCATTCCTCCTGTAATTAATGGAATGGGATTAGAAGCGAATACGTACAATAAGATTGATGAAATGTATAATAGAGCTGATCGTATGATAGCATCCCTTATGGATAATTTTGATGAAACGTTTCCATATGAGCAGTTTGGATTAACTCGTGATTCACAGGATAGTACCTTTTATAAATATGGGATGATGGTTTGGACATATCCGGCGCATGCGATTAATGGAATTGGTTCTCGTTATTGGACTTTCCATCATGCAGGGGATACTTTAGTATTATATAATCATTACTAAGATTTTTGTTATGTGTATGAGCTGGTTAAAGAAGTTATTTGGAGGGGGTAACCCGAAGCCCCCTACTTGGGAACATCATCCCAGGGTTGCACTATTGTTTGGCATTAATGACTACAAAGGATTTGACAATGATCTCCAAGGATGCTTAAATGATGTTGAATTGGCTGTGACCAGGCTTCCTGGATTTCAAATGAGGAAGTTCACAGATTCTGAGGTTTCAATAGAGAACTTCAAAAACCAGGTTCAATACGCCATTTTTAATGCTGTGGAGAATGATGTGATTGTAATTCATTACAGTGGACATGGGACCTATGTGAAAGATAGAAGTGGGGATGAAATTGATGGGTATGACGAAGCTTTGTGTCTTTATGATGGTAACTTGATTGATGATGAAATGAATGAAATGTTACAATTCATCCCACAAGGTGTAACGGTATTACTAATTATTGACAGTTGTTTTTCAGGGACAATAACTCGTAATCCACGTAGGTGCCGTTTCATGCCACCGAACTTTGAAGTAAAACCTTATGTTCGTATCAAGAGGCGTTGGTATGAAGATATGAAGTGGATTGTTTTCAGCACGTGCGGTGAAAACGAAACTTCTGGTGAAATAGAGGTAGATGGAAAGGTATATGGTGTAGGTTCATATTTTATGTATCATACACTTGTTGGTAATATGACATACAAGACTTGGTTTGAAAAAGTAAAAGAGTTCTTACCAAACAAAGATTATAACCAAACCCCTACATTGGAGGGGAATTCAATGCTTATCAATAAGCAAGTATTAACTTAAATTAAATGTGCCATGGCAAAGTTGAGCAGAAATTTTTATGATCGTCAGGTTCCCTCCCGGAACTTGGTGACCACCATTGCAGGGATCATAACATTGGTTCTTACAATCTTGGTAGGATTTGGAGTGATTACACCCGAACAGCAGGGTGAGCTGCAGACCCACGCAACGACAGTTGTAAACGCCGTTGTGGCCGTATGGGGTGCTATTACTTCCATTATACTGATGTTTAAATCGGTAGATGGATAAGGAGGTGTGTGGATGATTACCTGGGCTTGAAATACAGCCCAGGTTATTATTACTCATAAAAAGATCAGAGGATGAAAAGGAAGAAGTTATCAGAGGATCAAATAAGGACATTAGCCAGTGCTCTTGTCTCTCGAGCAAAACTTGCATCAAGGCTTGGAATTCAGTTTGGAGGACTTCGGGACATATATAAAAGTTTTGGATATGAGAAGGAGATAAAATATGAAGACTTCTTACTAAAGTATGCCAGACATGACATGGCTAAGGCTATTATAGATCGTCCTGTCAAAGCCACATGGCAAGGTCCTCTTGATCTTATGGAATCTGGTGTTGCAAAAGATACCGAGTTTGAAAGAGCATGGGATGAGTTAAATACAGATATAGGATTAAAGTCGATATTTTCAAGAGTTGACAAATTAACAGGATTAGGAAGATATGGTATTTTATTACTTGGACTGGACGATGTCAAGAGCAGGGACGGATTTGCTCAACCAGTAAAGGCAGGCAAGAGGATCCTGAAATATTTAAGACCATATGGGGAAAGCACAGCCACAATATTTAAACTTGATGAAGAGGCAACCAGTGAAAGATATGGAAAACCTTTGATTTATAAGTTAGAGGTGCAAGATGTCAAATTAAAGACAAGCATTCCTATTGCTGTACATTATACCAGAGTGGTTCATATTACTGATGATCTTTTGGAATCTGAGGTGTATGGTACTCCAAGACTCGAAGCTCCTTTCAATAGGTTAATAGATTTGGAAAAGTTGGTAGGAGGGGACGCTGAAATGTTTTGGAGAGGGGCAAGACCTGGATATGAAGCAAAGATTAGTCCAGATTATCAAATGACTCCTCAAATGCGTGAGGACTTGAATGAGGAGTTGGATGAGTATGAAGCTGATTTACGGAGGTTCTTGGTTAATGAGGGAGTAGATATTCAAGCATTAGCCCAACAGATAGCGGATCCTGCCAATCATGTTGATGTACAATTAACAATGATATCCGCGGTGACAGGTATTCCCAAACGTATATTAAGTGGAAGTGAAAGAGGGGAGTTGTCAAGTGCTCAGGATAGTACGGAATGGAAGGAATATGTTCAAGCTAGACGAGAAGAATTTGCTGAATTAAATATTATACGTCCTTTCGTTCGAAGATTAATAGAACTTCAGGTATTACCAAAACCTCAGTCAACTAAGTACTCAGTTAAATGGAATGATCTATACTCATTAAGTGAGAAGGCAAGAGTAGAGGTAGGTAAGTCAAGAGCCAATGCCTTACGTGAATATACGTATTCACCAATGGCTCAGGCTATTGTTCCTCCTAATGCGTTTAATGAAATGTTCTTGGGCTTTAGTAAGGATCAAATTACATTGATTAATGCAATGCGTGATGAAGTTATTTCAGAGGAAGAATTAAATGCCAAGGTTATTAAGGCTATTGAGAATGAAGTTAACCCTCCAAAGCCTGTAATGGCACCTGGAGCAGGTACAGCAAAATCAAAACCTAAGCCAAAACCAGTGAAGTAATGGAAGTGGTAGAAACATATACTGAAACATTCCGTATGAATTATGACCCTACGCATACGACAGTCTTAAGGAATGTGTTTGCAAGGGAAATGAAACGTAGGTTTCAAGAGCTTATAAGAGCCATTAGGATAGGTGTTGGAAAGAATGATTGTTTTGAGTTGAAGGAAAAGATACATACATTACAAATTACCCCACCAGTAAAGGGATCCTTTGCTTTTCCAAGGAGCCAAGAGAAGTTGGCAGCTTTTATGAAATGGTTGGAAAGACAAGTGCAACGGGGTATTTTAACTATTCAAGACATTGAACAAGTAGGAACAGGAGTGGAGGCAGTTTGGACTAATTTATTCATTGCGGATTCATATAAAAGAGGAGTCATAAGAGCTCGTTACGAAATGCTATTGGCAGGGCATATAATTCCTTCCATTGAGGACTCAGGAGGTATCATGGCTATTGTAAACCAACCTTTCCATGTTGATCGGTTGGGATTACTTTATACCAGAGTCTTTAAGGACTTGAAAGGGATTACCGATGCAATGGATAGTACCATAAGCAGAATACTGGCACAAGGGTTGGCAGACGGGGATGGCCCTGCCCTTCTAGCAAGAAAGCTGGTAGCGGCTATTAACGGCGAGCATTTAGGAGATCTTGGCCTACAGGATACAATGGGTCGGACACTTCCTGCCTTACGCAGAGCCGAGCTTTTAGCCCGCACGGAGGTAATACGAGCACATCATGTTGCCACAATACAGGAATACCGTAATTGGGGCGTTGTTGGAATAAAAGTTAAGGCTGAATGGAAAACGGCAGGGGATAATAGAGTATGCTCAGAGTGTGCTCATATGGAAGGGAAAGTATTTGACTTGGATACGATAGAAGGTATGATCCCATTGCATCCTTTATGTAGGTGTATAGCGTTACCTTGGATTGAAAAATTGTTACCATATGAACAATAGGTTTTTGATATTAGTTACTCAGCGGAATGCAGTTGCTTTCATAAAGAAGTGCTTGGATTCTGTTATGCAGCAGACTTACAAGAACTATATTGTTCCAATAATGGATGATGCTTCGGACGATGGTACCTGGGAAATCGTTTGTCAATATCCTGAACCTTTCTATGGTATTCGTAATTTCGTACCTAATGAGTGGTGGTGTGTAAATTTCATAAGGGGAATAAATTCGTTTTCACAGGATGGAGATATACTTGTATTGCTTAGTGGGGATGATTGGTTGTACAGTAATGATGTTTTGGAATACCTTAACAATGTTTACCAGGACAAAGACATTTGGTTGACTTATGGTAGTTTTGTTAGCAGCAGTGGAGCAATAGGTGCAGACTTTTGTAAACCCCTTACAGATACAAAGACGTACCGCAGAAGTGGAAAATGGTTTACTTCACATCTTATTACTTGTAGAATAGAATTGTGGAGAAAGATCAAGTACGAAGATTTATTGTATCAAGGGCATTTGCCAAATCATTCATTTGACAATGCCTTTATGTATCCAATGGTTGAGATGGCTGGATTAAAGCATACCAAATATATTGAAAAGGTATTGTATGTTTATAATGATCAGAATCCTCTTTGTGCTGAGAACTTCAAGAAAGATCCTGGAGCATTTGGACGTGAAAGAAGATATTGGAGTAAAAGACCACTATATAATGAATTAAAAGAATTATGACAGTACGTGAACAAATAAGTAATTTGGCTGGGAATCATACCCCTCCATATTTGTATGGATCAAATTTCATACCTGGGGAGACATTAATTCCTTATTCAGGAATGTATTGGGATTCACAGGAAATAGAGGTTGCCATTTCAGCTTTATTGAATGGCAGTTGGGTAAGTTCAGGGGAGAATGTTTATGACTTTGAAGGAAAGTTTAGTGAGAAGTTTCATGTCAAACATTCATTAATGGTAAACAGTGGTTCCTCTGCGAATCTTGTCATGATTACTGCGTTAAAGAAATATTATGGTTGGGAAGATAGGGATGAAATAATTGTATCCCCGGTAGGTTTTCCCACCACAATATCTGTATTATGTCAAAATAATCTTAAGCCTGTCTTTGTAGATATTGAATGGGACACGTTGAATTTTTGTATTTGTGGAATTGAGAAGAAAATAACCAAACGTACAAAAGCAATATTCTTATCTCCTGTACTTGGAAATCCTCCAAACATGGATGAGTTACTTATGATTTGTTATAAGTACGATTTGAAATTGATTCTTGATAACTGTGATAGTTTAGGTTCAAAGTGGGATGGAAAATACCTAAACGAATATGCCGTTGCTTCGTCCTATTCATTTTATCCTGCACATCATATAAGTACAGGAGAAGGAGGAATGGTATGTACAGATGATGAAGGATTGAGTAAATTAATGACAAGCATTGCATGGTGGGGAAGGGATTGTCATTGCGTTGGTGTTTGTAATATGTTGAAGGACGGTTCCTGCGGAAAACGTTTTGATAAGTGGTTACCACTGCATGATGGGATAGTGGATCATAAGTATGTATTTTCCAATATGGGATATAATCTTAAACCACTTGATTTACAGGGAGCTATTGGATTGGTACAATTGGAAAAGTTTAATTCAATTGAATATCGTAGGAAGTCTGCTAAAAGAGTAATTCAAATGATTGTGACTTCTCACCTGCCAAAGAAGGTAAAGGGAGTCTTTCGATTTGAGAAGGCAGATACGCATTGGTTTGGTGTTCCTTTCATATGTGAAGAAGAAGGAATAAAGAATAGATTGGTAGCACATTTGGAAAAGAATAAAATACAAACCAGGAATTATTTCTCTGGGGATATATTATTGCATCCAGGGTATAGTCATTTGGATGATTATAAGAAGTATCCCGAAGCCAATAAGGTACTTGATAAAGTTTTCTTTATGGGCTGTGCTCCTCATTATGGTAATAATGTATTCGTATATATAGAGGATGTGATTAGAAGTTTTGAAGAAAGTGTATAATTGAAATTATGAACGATTTTGAAACAAAGGTACATTTAGTTTTTGATTTTTACAAGTGTAGTAGGAATCGTCCTATTCCTATTATTGTAGGAGACGAAACGAAAGGAACATTGGTACCTGTGACATATTATTGTAGGCCGGAATGGGTTTCCCTTATTTGTAAGTGGAGATCAGATAATCAAATAGGGTTTGCTAATTTGTTTGAAAATACTGAAGAGAAGACAAAAAATTGGATTGATAATATTTTGCTACCTAGAAAAGATCGAATACTGTTCATGGTATATACAATGGACAGCATTCCAATTGGGCACTTAGGATTTTCTTCTTTCAATTTTGAAACCCAAAGTTGTGAGATAGATAATGTGGTAAGAGGAGAAAAGGCAATCAAGAAAGGATTAATGAGATTCGCAATGCAAACCATTATGACTTGGGGGAAACAAGAGTTAGGATTGAAAGATATATATTTAAAAGTTTTATCACACAATTGGCATGCAGTTAGGTTTTATAGACATCTTGGATTTAAGACGTTGCATTCAATTCCTCTTTATAGAGTTGAAAAAGAAGACATGATAAGTTGGGAGCCTATGGAAGATCCTGGAGGTAGAATACCAGAACAATATTTTCTATATATGAAATTGGAAGAATAAAATGATGAATACAGATTGGAATAAGTATATGACAAGGCAGAAGATGATATTAACGGCTGGCCCATCAATCACACAAAAAGAAATAGATTATGTGACTGATGCGGTAACCAATTGTTATGATGAACATTGGGCAGATTACATTAAACGTTTTGAAAAGGCGTTTGCTGAATACCTTGAAGTAAAACATGCAATGACTACCTCTTCCTGTACAGGAGCCTTACATTTAGCATTGGTAGCACTTGGGATAGGTAAAGGTGATGAAGTTATCGTCCCAGATATGAGTTGGATTGCTACTGCCAGTGCCGTTTGTTATACTGGGGCAAAACCTGTCTTCGCTGATGTACTTCCATATACTTGGTGTATTGATCAGCAGTCAATACGTGAAAAGATAACATCGCGTACCAAAGCAATAATTCCAGTTCATCTATATGGACACCCTGCCGATATGGGAGATATTGAAGATATTGCGGACGAACATAACCTGTGGATTGTAGAGGATGCAGCACCAGCCCTTGGAGCAAAATATCAAGGTGTGAAAGTAGGGAGTTGGGGGACTTTTGGATGTTTTAGCTTTCAAGGCGCGAAAATGGTGTCTACAGGCGAGGGGGGTATGTTAGTAACAAGTAATACCGAGCTCTATGAGAAAGCTAAGCATTATGCGGAGCACGGCAGAATTTCAAGTGGGTTTGAGATAGGGGATATCGGATTCAAGTACAAGATGTCAAATTTACAAGCAGCCTTGGGTTTGGCTCAGCTTGAACGGATTGATGAATTAATTGCAAAAAAGAAACAAATATTTAATTGGTACTATGAAGAATTGAAAGGTATTGATTACATTTTCCTAAATGACAAACCTCATCATACTCTTTATGCAGATCCTATATATTGGATGACTTCGATGGTGTTACATAGGGAAGTCAAGATGAGTAGAGTTGAATTAATACATGAGTTAAAAAACAGGAATGTTGATACTCGTCCATTCTTCCCTCCAATAAGTTCGTTTAGGATGTTTAAAAATGCAAATAATTCTACGGCAAGGTTCTTAGGGGAAAGGGGATTAAACTTACCAAGTGGGCACAGACTTGAATATGAAGATGTGAAATATGTATGTGATTGTATAAAAGACATTTTAAAGAATGAATGAATTGCATAATAAAATATTAGAGGTATCGAAGAAGTTGGGTTTATCTCATCTTGGAAGTTGTCTAACTGCTGTGGACATCATAGATGAAATATATCAAACAAAGGAAGAGAATGAACCTTTTATTTTATCTTGTGGACATTGTGGCCTTGCATTATATGCAGTAATTGAGAAGCATCGGGGTATTCCCACTGAAAGGATTTTTAATGAGCATGGTACTCATCCAGAGAGATGTAAAGAATGTGGAATAGAGTGCTCCACAGGTAGTTTGGGGCATGGACTTACAATAGCTTTAGGGATGGCACTTGCTGATCGTAATAGAAATGTTTACTGTTTGATTTCGGATGGTGAATGTTTTGAAGGGAGTGTATGGGAAGCATTCAATGTAATTCGTAGGTATGAAGTTACGAATTTAAGAGTATATTTGAATTATAATATGTTCTCTGCGTACTCAAAAGTTGAGGAATGGATGTTGAATAATATTATGCATATCTATCCAAATATAAGAGTACGGCGTACAAATGTTGAAGATTATGGATTGGAAGGTTTATCAGCACATTATATAAAATTATGAGATATTCATTTGGAAATACGTTGCATTATTTAATGAGTGAGGATAAAAACATTATCCTTATTACTGCTGATATGGGGTACGGTTTGTTTGATAAAATACGAGATACCTTGCCAGGACAGTTTTATAATGTAGGGGCTGCTGAACAGGCCATGATGGGAATAGCAGTAGGATTAGCATTGTCAGGGAAGATCCCTGTTACGTATTCAATAACACCTTTCTTACTATATCGTCCTTTTGAAATAATTAGGAACTATATAAACCATGAAAGTATCCCTGTGAAGATGATAGGATCAGGAAGAGGAAGGGATTACCATAAGGAAGGATTTAGTCATGATGCAAGTGATGATTATATTATAAAAAGGTTCTTTCCAAATATTGAATACATTGTGCCTAAGGAAAATGAATCGTTTGATTTAAAGCCTTTGCTTTACTCAAAGAAACCAATTTATTTAAACTTAACAAGATAAGGAGGATTTGCTATGCCATGGACTGTTGCTGATGTTGATAAACACAAAAAAGGACTCGCTCCTGCTCAAAAGGAGAAGTGGGTTCGTATAGCCAATGGAGCTTTGGCTGCGTGTATTAAGAAAGGGGGTTCAGATGCATCTTGTGCACCCCAGGCTATTCGTATTGCTAATGGTTCAGTAGGAGCCAATGAGGAATACTCATACGTTGCAAATATGCAAGAAGGGTACACGGCTATCAAGAAAAGATGGAATGGTAAAGAATACTTGGTAGCTCCTGTAACAATGATGGTCGAAGGAGTTCATCATGGTTCACATGGACCTTTACTTCATCCTATTGCTGAGTTAGGAAAGTTCCCAGCATCTTGGAATGGTATTCCTGTTGTTATTAATCATCCAGAGAGGGATGGAGTAAGTATTTCAGCCAATGCTCCAGAGATACTTGAGAGATTTGCCGTTGGACAGGTATTCAATACTCATGTGGAGGATACAAAGTTAAAGGCAGAAGTTTGGCTTGAAGAAGTAAGATTAATGGATTGTGCTCCAAAACTACATACCAAAGTTAGGGAAGGAAAACCAATCGAAGTCAGTGTAGGTGTATTTACAGTTGATGAGCCTGTCCCTGGAGATTGGAATGGAGAGTACTATGATGCAATAGCCAAGAGTCATCGACCGGATCACTTGGCATTGTTGACAGAGGTTGTTGGGGCTTGCTCTTTGAAAGATGGATGTGGAATAAGAGCAAATGAAGAGGGAAACGAAGATAATAAAGGTATTCAACCTTCCCAGGAGACTGGGAAAGCGGGGGTTGGAGACGTGAATAGTAATATTAATAATTTAAAAACAAAGGAGGTAAAGATGGCTAAAGAGTGCTCTCCTTGTGTCAAGACGAAGGTTGATAACCTGATTGCAAACAGTCAGGGTAAATATACTGAGGATGACCGGGAGATGTTACAGTCCTTAAGTGAAGCCTTACTTGACAAGATTGCCGTACCGACAATCAAGGAAGTGGAAAAGGTTGTTACTAAGGAGGTGCAAGTCAACGTACTTTCGGCGGAGGATGCAGCTGCTTTGGCAGCATACAAACGCCAGCTGAAAGAAAAACGTGACAAAATGATTGCTGATATCCAGGCTAATGCCAAAGAAATTTGGCCGGAGGAAACTCTGAAGGGCATGGATGACAATACCCTTGAGAGGGTATTACTTTCCGTTAGGAAGAAGGAAGAAGAGGTAGTTGATTATTCCCTTGGAGCAGGACCTCGTCCAGCTTCGCCTAGGAAGAATAAAGTGGCTCCTCTCTACCCGGTAGGAATGCGTACTGAAACCAAAAAAGAGTAGGAGGTAAGAAATGGCAACAACTTATAATACAATCAAACTCAAGAAGTATCAGGACATCATAGAGGAGTATGAAGCAGCCTCTACCATTGTCCCTGGTAATTTGATTGAGGTTACCTCGGCTGGAAAGGTACAGAACCATTCCACTTCGGGAGGTGATGCTATTGCGATGTTTGCTCTTGAAGACGAACTTCGTGGGAAAGGAATTGAGGACGATTATGCCGCTGGTGACCGGGTTCAGTGCTGGGTTGCTCAGAGGGGAGAAATCGTGTATGCTCGCTTAGCAGATGGTGAGAGCGTAGCAATAGGCTCAAAGTTGGAATCTGCAGGCAATGGATGTTTGAAGGCTCATTCAGCCTTTGCACATACAGGTAGTGAAGAAGTTACACTCTACACTCATCCTATTATTGGTGAAGCTCTTGAATCACGTGAGTTGGATAGCATCTCCGGTGGAGCAGGTGATTCTTCCCTTGCTGAAT